AATATTTTCTATCTGATTGGCATTTATTCCTATATTGCCAATTTGGTTGGCATTATTTATTGGGTCGATTGGCATTGACCACATCCTCAACTTTTGGATATCTCACCACAACATCAGAACATATCTTAGAGTATGGTGATTGTGGATGAAAACTTATTCCAGATTTGAGTGCTTCACCACACTTCAATAGTCTGACTAATTCAAAGTCAAGTCTTGCTTTATCTGCCTCTGCCTGTTGTCTAGCAATCTCTACCCTTGCTCTTGCCTTACATAACTCAGTTAGGCTGCCATCCAGAGGAAAGTTAAATCCCATACTGACTCCTGCATTTCCAGATTGAGATTGAAATGTTGCAGGGTCTTGACTGCTATTCAAATTACCCGTTGCAAACGGAGCAATACTCATCGTCGGTCCCTGACAACTAACCCCTGCTCCGTAGGTATTAACAGCATACGGACCCTGGAGGACCTGGACCGCCTGGTTAGTAACATTTCCTGTAGCAGAAGCAGAAGGACCAGCAATGTTAGTATTACTAGGAGCTGTTTGAGCCAGCACAGGCGATACATAAAGACTTACTGCGTAAAGACAGATATAGAGTTTGTTTTTGATTCTGTTTCTGTAGTTCGATCTATCCATGTTTCTTTCGCAATTCCAGGACCGAGGTATGTCTCACTAAACTGGAAGGGAGCACCAGGGGTAGTTAGCGTATAAGAATTTCCAGGAGCAGGTGTTCCTGTAAATGTAATGTTTGTTCCAGTGACAGTGTAAGACGTGCCAGTTGTATATTCAACTTGACGAATAGTTTCTATAATCTTTGTGGTTGATGTAGTCTCTGCTGTTACTGTGCCCCTAGTAAAGTTAGGAACGACCGTATTCGCAAGTGCAGTTGAGTGGAGGGTGACAAGTGCAACCCCCGCACACAGGGCATAGCTCACCCTGCTTTTGAAACTTGAGGTAAATCCATCGAAAGACATAACGAAGCCCCTTCATTTCTTTACGGATTCACGACTGGGTTCTTCTGCTTGTGTGTGCAATGGACATGCCATTACAGGCATACACCAGAGACAGATGACTGCTAGGATAAGTAAGTTTCTCATTTGAATACACTGAGTTCGATTGTTCTTTGACCAGTAGCAGTGGTGCCAGGACCACCAGCAGTAACAGTAGGAACTGATGTGTTAGAGAGAGTACCAGCAAGAGTTCCAGCACTACCACCTAATTGAGTAGTAGAGTTACTGTAAAGATTAGGAGCAGCAATAGTTCCATTAGCAGCAGACTGTGAAGTCACAATAGCATCAGCAGCAGTATAACTTTCTGAAAATGTAAATGCCTGACCAGCATTAGTAAGACTTGGTGTTGTATCTCCATATGCACCATTGTTACCAAGACCAAATGAATTATTACCAAGACCAAGTGCAGAGAACTGTATATTTGAACCACTGATAGAATATGATGCTCCAACCCTAGTTGATTGAACAGCAGCACCTTGGACCGTCAGTTGTACAGAGTCGGTAATTTTAGATGTGATTTCAGCAGCACTAGCAGGAATGGCGAAGAATAACGAAAGGACAAACAGTAGCCTTTTCATTGTTCTATTTAATTAGTCTACATGTATTTATCTCATATAATTTTTTAGAGAAATCCGAATAATGAATACGGTTTAACACATCTAACAATTTTTATATTTACTGTTAAATAATAACGTCAGATGCCTCGGGTCTGATTAAATTACTCGCTTACCAAGGAGATTAAAATGGTTACATACAACACGACAAACATTGATAAATTCCTTTCTGATATTGACAAGTATTCAATCGGTATGGATGAATGGCTTCAAAGGTTTTCTACGCTACATGAAACCAGTGGTAATTACCCGCCATACAATCTTGTAAAAGAATCTAGTGTCGAATTTAGATTAGAGATTGCACTTGCTGGTATTGCTAAAGAAGATATTGAAGTAAGTACTGAATGGAATAAACTTCATGTTGAATCTAAGAGTCAAGAATCTACAGATGTTGAATATATGCATCGTGGACTTGCTAGACGTGGCTTCAAGAGATCATGGACACTATCAGATGATATTGAAGTTTATGATACATCTGTTGAGAATGGTTTACTTACCATTAAACTTCGCAGGGTAATTCCTGACCACCAGAGGAAGAAGGTTTACACTCTTTGATTTCTACTATATAATATACAATAGAAGAGACTCCTAGCGGGTCTCTTTTTGTACGGAGTTTTTTATGAATCACTATGTAAATTTGTGCCCACCGTATTGTGAGACATCTGATACTTTAACAGTAGATATTCCTGCAGAGTATATGGATGATTTCCTACAGTTAGTTTATTCTCTCGCTAACGAGCAAAATATTTCTACTCGTAAAGCATTTACTGAGATGGTAACGTATACTTATTACAATTTAATGGAGAAAACTTATGAGCGTAAAAATCGCAAGAATGCAAAACGGGGAAGACGTAATAGCAGAGATTAAAGAAGTAAGAGCAACTGCTGATTCAGCAGTGCCAATTGCTTATGAGTTTGTGCAACCATACTCTATTCTGATTGAGAGACCATCTCAAGAGTATTCTTTCTTAGTTGAAGAGGGAGAGGTAGAACCTAGTGAAGAAATTGATTTGAAAGATGTGCAACTTCGTTTGTATCCATGGTCACCCTTGACAACTGGGCGTAGTATTGTTACAATTAACTCTGTAGTCTCGCTGTCAGATGCTCATCAAAATGTATTAGATGCGTATCATAAAACATTAAAAAAATATAAACCAGCAGCGATGAGTGTGTACTTTGATGAGATAGATGACCATGCCCGTGATTAAAATTATTGTCTTAAAATCAGACCCTTCTTTTCACTTGCTTGGGTCTGTGACTGAATTAGATGAAGAGCCATCCTTGTTAGTTGAAAATTGTTATAAAATTCTTGACTGTGCTGAGTTTGGAAATGACCCAGAGAATTTAGAAAAACGTGCTCACATATCGGAACCTAATCATGTTAAAATTTCTGCTAGGAAAATTGATGAGGGCGCTGCAGATAAAGATTGGTATGTTTACGAGTATGTAACATTAGAGAAGTATCCAAAATATACATTGCAGCGAGATTTATTCTTGACATCCACTGATGTCTTGACTATACTGGACCCAGCACCTACCCTGCTTACCCAGTATTCCCTTCAACTAACTATTGATGAGTAATTTCTATACAAACGTTTGTCTCCTGGGTGATGATATTCTCTATCGTGGATATGAGCGGGGGAATCCCGTGCAGTATCGAGAGAAGTCATCCCCTGTTATGTTTTTGGTGCCATCAGCACAAAATAAATCATCTAATTATAAAACTCTAGATGGTCGCTATGCCCACCGCAAACAATTTAGTGGCGCTAAAGAAGCACGTGATTTCATGAAACAGTATGAAAATGCTGCAGGCATGGAAGTGCATGGGTATGAGCGATTCGTATATCAGCATATCTCCCAAAAATTCTTAGGAGAAATTGATTACGACATGTCCAAAATGAAAATCTATACGATTGACATTGAGGTTGCATGTGAGAATGGATTCCCCGATGTTGAAGCATCAGCGGAAGAAATACTATGCATTACTATCAAAGACGTTACTAGTAAAAAAATTATTACTTGGGGCACTAGAGAATTCATTTCTCCTGCTGACATTGAATATCGAGTCTTCTGGACAGAGAGTGAAATGCTCACTGATTTTCATACTTGGTGGTGTAATAATACTCCAGATATTATTACAGGTTGGAATAATAATCTGTATGATATTCCATACATCTGTCGTCGTATTGAGAGAGTCCTAGGTGAGAAGTGGAAGAAGTCACTATCACCTTGGAATCGTGTGATTGACCGAGAGATTATGATTAGAGGTCGTAGGAATATTGCCTATGAGTTGACAGGGATTAGTATCTTAGATTACCTAGATCTATACAAGAAGTTTACTTACAGTAGTCAAGAGTCATATAGGTTAGACCATATTGCTATGGTTGAATTAGAAGATGCAAAGTTAGACCACTCACAGTTTGAAAATTTCAAAGATTTCTACACATCAGATTGGCAACGATTTGTTGAATATAATATTCATGACGTAAATCTCGTTGATAAACTAGAAGATAAACTTAAACTAATTGAGTTGGCAATTGCTATGGCATTTGATGCCAAGGTAAATTTTGAAGATGTGTATTCTCAGGTGCGTATGTGGGATACTCTCATTTATAATGACCTCACTACACGTAATATTGTAGTGCCCCCACGAGTAACGTCACAGAAAGACCAAACATATGCAGGTGCATATGTTAAAGAACCAATACCAGGCATATATGATTGGGTTGTTAGTTTTGACCTTAACTCTCTATACCCTCATCTTATTATGCAATACAACATTTCACCAGAGACTTTGGTTGAGAAGAGGCATCCTACTGCTACTGTGGATAAAATCCTCAATCAAGAGATAGATATAACTGGTGAATACTGTGTATGTGCTAATGGCGCCCAATACAGAAAGGACATACACGGATTTCTTCCCGAAATAATGCAAAGGATTTACGATGAAAGGACCATTTACAAAAAGAGAATGCTACACGCTAAGCAAAATCTCGAGCTTGCCACCACACCATCAGAAACCATGGTACTTCAAAGAGATATCGCAAGGTGCAACAACATCCAAATGGCACGAAAGATACAACTCAACTCAGCATATGGTGCCATCGGAAACCAATACTTTAGGTACTATAACCTGGCAAACGCAGAGGCGATTACACTCAGCGGTCAGGTCTCTATTCG